GGTGGTTTTCTTTCACGTTACGTGAAGAGAACCGTAGCAAATAGGATTTCTTTCGAAATCACCTTTATTTGCGAAAGTGAAGATTACTACTACGTAAGTAGCTAGACCTAGCTTAATGGCTATCATACCATTAGGTTAACTAACTTACGGACTAGAAGGTGGTTTCTGATTGGGGTGCCTCTTTCGAGGATTTACCCAATTGTGAACTTCCCCCTTCAATCGTCGAGCATTGATTCGTAATATCTTTCGATATTATGTTTCGTTCTTGTCACTATTGATTAGCGAAACTACCGTATTCCCTTGAGTGGGAAAGTTGGATTTGTCCAGCTGCCGAACTTCTTAATTGGAAGTAAGGTAAGGCTAGTTTTCGGGTCAGATAGAACAAGCAAACGAGGCGTAGTATGATATTATCATGATATGTCAACTGATGAAATAAGAATGTCGAATATCTCGTAAGAGATAAGTAAGACACGTTAAGTCGCCCGGTTGACGGGTTTAACACTATGAGCTAGTAATAGCTACTACCGACGTAAGTCAGGCAGACAATAGTGTGCAAGGCGGTTAGCCTTGCCGGCACGTGGGCCCAAAGCCTATCAGAACATTCAAACTTATTTCACAGCCTTTTTCAATTTTAGATGAGGGATTCCTCGGATAAACCAAGCAACCCAACTTTAACCTGATGCAGCTTTTGCTGCCGTGGGTTTAAGCCACGTAATGCCAGGGTTCTAGAAATCCAACAGAACAGAATAGTTCTGGGATCGCAAGATCTTAGCGTCCAGGTCACCGCATTTGGTGAGCATGTAGCTGACACCTACTTCCTCGAAGGGAAGTAGCCTGCCAGCCATATGACAGCACTAACGCAGAGTATAATATATTATGAATAAAATCAGAAACATATTATCATCTAGAAGGATTAAAGGTTTGTTCGCTTCGATTGTTGAGAACGGATCAATGATCAGCCTTGTTGGGACTTGGAGACCTGTGGGGGTAGGGGTTTCGACTCCCGGCCTGGAAACAAGAATTGTTTCCAGGGGGGGGAAGGAGATCCTACTCTACAGGTGTCCTGGCCTAACAGACTTGGTGAATGGATTCGGATGGAGAGTTCTCTCTTTCTGTTTCCCTAACCGAGTAAAATTTACTCGAAGGTTGTTACAGTTGTACAGATTCAGTAATTTTATTTACATAATGTACAAGCATCACGGATCAACGCAAGCCGTTGGGTTCCTGAAGGCTGCTCAACTAGCAGTGCAAAAGTCAATTGCGAGGGATAAAATTGACAATCTTAGACAATTAGACAGTAGTTTGTTTAAAAGCAAACTGACTGGTTATGGTCTGCCCACGATCATTCCGTCTAGAGATAGAAGGATGATCGCAGCCAGATCTACTCCCATCATACGATGGTGGTTAACCCTTTTCAGTGTATACCGAATTATCAGTATTCCTGGAAAGTTGAAATTGTTTACTATTGTTCAAGCTTCGACTGTATCGGATTCGATTACGAGTATCGCTCAACTATTCTCAGAATTATTACATTCTGGCCTAGCCTGGCGTATGTTCGATAGGGGAATCCTCTACAGGGAGGCAAGATTCCAGTGGCTAGAAACAGCCAGTCCGACTCACAAAGTGAGTTGGAGGGGAATCTATTCTAATCCCAAACTATTGGATTTGCTGGGTCTTTCAGACCCATTAAGGGGGATCTTGAAATTGCTTAAACAGGAGAGGCTTCTCGCCTTGTTTGATGTTTTAGTGGACCTCGACTTAACGGAGGAGAGGCTGAACCCGATCTCGGAATTCATTCCGGGGGAGGGTCGGTACTCCAACGTTAAGTGTGGCTGGCCGAAAGGCAGCTACGCAGGTAAACTATCAATCAAAGAAGAAGCAGCTGGAAAACTAAGGGTATTTGCCCTAGTGGATGTATGGACGCAGACTGCACTGAAACCAGTGCACGACATGCTCTTTGCATTCCTTAAATCGTTGCCAAATGATGGTACATTTGACCAACATGCCTCTGAAATGAGGGCGAGAGGGAAAGCACTAAGGTGCGGTCACTCTTTTGGTTACGATCTAACAGCTGCGACGGATAGGCTTCCGGTTGAGCTTCAGATCAAGATCCTTAACCTGTTGGTTCCTACTCTTGGGGACCATTGGAAGAAACTTCTAGTAGATAGAGATTACTATCTCTATCTACCAGATGCCTTTCAGAAGGAGATTGCTCTAGGGAGGGATCCCGTTCCCGACACCTACGATGTAGGTGGGGGGAATACGGTTCCTGTCTATTTCGATCTCAAAGGGCGGGCATGGGTGGTGCTGCGTTACGCAGTGGGCCAGCCCATGGGAGCACTTTCTTCTTGGGCAATGCTAGCGGTTACTCACCACTACATTCTCCAATTAGCTTATAGAAGGGCGAGGTCAATTCCAAGCGGTGTTCCTTTCACCCTAGAGACCTGGTACTCAAATTATGAGCTACTTGGTGACGATATTATTATCTTTGATAAGGATATCGCCGCCGAGTATCTTGTGGTGATGGCTGAGTTGGGGGTGCCCATTAACATAACCAAATCGGTTGTTGCAACGGTACCCGCAACTGAGTTCGCTAAGGTTACCAGTCTCTACGGTAAAAACGTTTCCGCGTTGAGTTGGAAAATGTTCATGTCTGGAAATAGCATGATGGGAAGGGCGAATATTGCTTTTACGCTGCTCTCAAAAGGAGTAGTATCCAAGAATATTATACCCTGGCTCGAAAGGAGCCTTGCCTTGTCTCCTTGGAGACCGGGCAATCTAACAGCCAGCTATGTCGCTTTGTGGACTATGCTCGCCAACCGTGGTTTAATCACCACGGAAGACGCACTTAGAGCTTTAATCAACGGTAAGATAAAAGTCTTCCGTTTTGCTCGGGCTGTGTTGTTAAACGCAGACACAAGCAAGATTAAACTCGCACTACCGGGTATAATAACCGGTAGGGGTGTGAATATCTTCGAGCGGAAAGCTGTTAA